AACAACTAAGAAAAACGATGATGATTTTGTAGAGATTAGCAAGAAAGAAAAGGTTGGTTATAGATTGATTGCTACCAAGAAGAGGGCCAGTGCGCTTTATAATAAAAAAGACGAAGTGGTGTTGCAATCCGTGGTTTCTTTGAAGAGCTTAAAGAAAACCTTAACAATAAATGATATCCAATGCGTCGCAGATACCAAAGAAAAGTCTAGTATATGTAATACGCAAATTACACGAATATGTACAAATATGAGTACAACACATATAAATATGATTGCTTCGCAAAAAATAATATTCAATGATTTTGTTACAAGTGTATTAAAAGAGTCTAGTGACACGCTATTAAACTTCAGTAACTTTGTTGGACACTTGGATTACATCATGAATATTGCGTATATATCAAAGAAGTATGATTTTTGCAAACCAAAAATAGACAACGCCAGTGGTAACAACAAATCTTTTGTCACTATAGAAAAGTTGAGACATCCTCTAATAGAACAATTGTTAACCGACGAAGTGTATGTTCCAAACAACGTGACATTTGATGAAGAAAATAAAGGAATATTGTTATTCGGTACCAATGCTGTAGGTAAGAGTAGTTTCATTAAGGCGCTAGGAATCTCGATTGTAATGGCACAAGCGGGTTTTTTCGTCCCCGCTTCAAAGTTCGCGTACTATCCCTTTAAACAGATATTTACCCGTATAATCGGAAACGATAACATATTCAAAGGTCTCTCCACTTTTGCAGTAGAAATGTTGGAGTTCAAGAATATCATCGAAAATGTGTGTGAAAATTCTATTGTGTTGGGTGATGAGTTGTGTTCGGGTACCGAAACCGACAGCGCGATCAGTATTGTTTTGGCTGGAATAAACAAACTAGATGAGAAAAAATGCGCTTACGTATTCGCTACACACTTTCACGAAATCGTGAACCTAGATGAAATCACTAGTAAAAATACCCTAGCAATCAAACACATGTCGGTTATGTACGATCGTAGTAAAGGTCGTCTAATATACAACCGCAAATTACAAGAAGGGTCTGGAGATAGTATGTACGGTCTTGAAGTATGTAAATCATTGAATTTACCATCCGATTTCCTGCTAAATGCTCACGAAATCAGAAATAAATACAATGCTAAAGGGAAGAGTATTTTAGATTATATTCCGTGTGAATATAATGCAAAGAAATTGAAGGGGGGTTTGTGTAGTTTTTGCAATGTTAATGTTGCGACGGACGTTCATCACCTGCAATACCAACAGGACGCCAATAGCAGTGGTTATATAAACAATAACGAGGTTTTTCACAAAAATCACGTGGCGAATTTATCAAATATTTGCGAAAAATGCCATAACGAAATCCACAAATTACACAAGAAAATGTGTATAAAAAACACAACAACGGGATACGATGTATTAGAATTAGAATGAAGATAGATTCCAGCATGTGAATAATTAGGTTCCTTTCAATTTCTGTTCTAATTCCATTATTTTTCGCTGTTGTGTCATAATTAGGTTGTGTTGTTCTTTTAGTTTTTCTTGTTGTTTCTGTAATATTTCAACGATTTGATTTGGATTCAAAGGGATTTTACCTTTTTCAGGATGGTCCATCATAAACAAAGGTTGTTGAGATTTATTGTTCATTTGTTCTTCTTGCATTTTTCTACGTTGTTCCATAAGTTCTTTAGTTTGTTTTATAACATCGGGTTTATTTTCTGGTGAACCAGGTAAATAAGACTTGAGATCGTCGTCTATATCAATCATAAAGAATTGTTTAATTTCATTATCGGTAAGAAACTCTTCAACTGTCCGATCAGACGGATTACAAAATCTATTTGGAGCATCCTTTAATAATGTTTTCTTATCGAATGTATTTTGTATGTGTGAAAATACTAAAATAGTTTGTTTAGGATCTAACTGAACAAACGGAATCGTATAATTTTTTAAAAATGCTTTTTCTTCTGCTAAACATGCTTTTTCGTCGTATTTTGTTTGCTTTAGAAGCTCGCGTTTAAATGCGAATGTACCAGCGGTAGCGTGATTTGGCCCATAAGGTCCAAATTTATACATTTGATTTATATGTTTAAACCAAATATATAACTCACTCGAACCTGCACACAATGCTTTAGAGTTTGAAGTTAACATTTCAACAGCGTGACTAATTCGTGTAGGAGGATAATAATCATCATCATCCATGTAAACAATAATATCACCACAAGACTTCTCGTGCATTAAATTACGTTTCTTACCCAAAGTCATTTTTTCTTCATATCTGAAATATTTAACGTTAGGGTGATATTTTACTAAATCTTCTATTTTATCAGTGCCATCGTCAATAATTATCCATTCTGTTTTATCTTTTGGATATGTTTGACTATTGAAACATTTTAACATCATTGGAATAAACGGGCGGCGATTAAATGTTGGTGTACAAACACTAACGAATGGTAGTTCTTTTTTGCTATTCGGCGCCGCTTTTTTATTTTTGTTTTTTTTACCCATTATAAAATAATAATTGTATATGTGTTTAAATGTTAATTAATTTTAGAAAATTGTACGTATTTTCATGGGAATTAAAGCTTTTTTATATATGCACATCTAGTGTTATGTTCCATCGTCTCCTGGAGTAACTATTTTGGAGGATGGTGGTGCACAACATAGACATTTAAAACCAATTGACTTAATATGCAATTTTATTAGTTGACCCGGACCACGGGGCATTATATTATTATTATATAATTAACAATAATAAATATATTTATACATTAGTAGAATGGATATTCCAATTGAGTTATTATCTTATTACATATTATCTTATTTTAACACAGACGAAGCATTGAGGATACTACCTTTTCTAGCAAACAAAGAACAGCGCAAATATTTGTCACCTTTACAATCCAAATATAAAAAGATTCTATCATTTATGAAAAACAGCTACATTAAATGGTACAAACATCTATGCAACAAAAAATTATCTAAATTCTTTATCGATGACCACCAATGGTTATTCGAAATAATGTTGACAAGCGAAAGCCTTGATGAACTTTTGAGAGAACTACAGGGAATACTAGCATACGAGTTCACACAATACGCTTACATAATCGATGATTTCCACTACTACAGAAAGCCAATCACCATTACAAATGTAAGTAATAGCAAAATTGTGATGGGTAGTGTATTTGATAATTTTGAATATTCAATGCAATTAGATAATCATCGCATCTATACTCCGCAGTCCATACACAGAATTTATCCAGTGTATCTTCCTTTGGCAATTAAAATAAGGAACAACCAATTATTGGCGGGTCTTTTATATTAACATTTGTACCTAATAACCCTAAAACTAATAATCCATCCATCCATCTGGTTTTTGTCACCAACTATTTTAAAATTTCACAATTAACAAAAAATAAAAAACAAGACCCCTAATTTTTTACAATGGTGTTAAAAATGAAAAAAAAGGAAGATGGTGACAAAAAATGGTGGTTGGTAGACCCGATAACCCCAACCCCTTTAATATTAAGTAAAATATAGTATATAAAATAATTTGTAAAAATATAATGGAAAAAAATATAAAAACTATTGAAAAAAAAATAGAAGTGCTCAATTTGTCACTAGAGATTCTAAAAGAACGCAGTGATGAAATGAATAAAAAATTGGATAAATTGTGTAAGTTGGTAGATGAACATGTTGTGCCGGATTGTGACAAAATGAGTAACCACATAAATTTTATTGAAGCCGTGTATAATACAGTTAAAAATCCGTTGGGATTTCTGTGCAATAGGATAAACAGAGTGATTGGAACTATTCATGGGAATATAAATGGGAACGGGATGCATTATTCTTATTCTTTGACCGATAACGGCCAGACCTTGTCCAACCAAGCCTCACGCGAAATGTCGATCCAATAATCTACGAAATTCCCACAAACTTCGCTAGGAATATTGTACATTGTTTTTTCGAATATGCCGATGAGTGTTGACCGTTTTGCTTTCACCCAATTGTCATACGCAAATATACCTTTAGTACATTTCTGTAGTTGTTCTGGAAGTGTGTCGTGTTTCTTATGTTTTAATGCTAGACTAGCAGGATGCGACTCCGTGTGCTCGCCATTGTAAAAGGCGGTGTCGATCGATGCATTGAGGTTAGCGCCGTATAACACCAATAGTCTTGTTGTTCCCATTTGACCATTTGCTGCAGCATAATGTAGTGGTGTCCATCCAAACTTATCTACTACATCAATCGAGGCACCTTTTTGTAAAAGCACGGTTGTCGTTTCAATAAGCCCGAGATTCGCTACATGATGTAGGGGTGTTTCATTCATATCCCCTCTTACGTTAACATTAGCACCCATATCAATAAGCAATTCGGTTGCTTTAATAATATAATCAGGGACTGATTTAGATGATTCTTCGTAATGAGTCGAAACCCAATGCAATGGTGCCCACCCCCACTCGATTACATCAATGCTGACACCAGTTTCAATTACTTGTTTAATTCCATTAGCGTCGTGTCTTTTTGCAGCTGAAATTATGAGGTCTTGAGGAGTGCATTCATCATCGTCGTAAGTAAAGTTTGCATCATTATCATACAAATAAGCGATATCAGCGGGGTGTGGGATTTCAGTAGTTTGCGCGTCGTATTCTTCAACGAGCATAAAATGGTGAGTCATTTTTAATATATTGTGTGTTATGTCTATATTTATAGGAAATAAATGCTTTATATTTCAATTTTTAGGAAGGTTTTTTATTAGTCTTTTAGGTCGTTGGGTGTTAGCACGTAGGCCCAGTGTTGTAGGCTTTGTCTGATAACAGGACTCACAGAATAATCATCGTATTGAGCGCCCTTTGCGTTTATTTTGTTTATCAACGACCGCTTAAAACGCCCTTTTGGTCCACAAAAATTCAACCAACGTTTAATTTGTCGCTCGTCTTCTTCGGGGATTCTTCGACCGTTGTAAAAATTGCAATACCATTCTACCCAACCGTATGGATCGTGTTTCGATATCCAATTTTTATCTTCCCAAAACTCCAATGTTGTACCACATTTGACTTTATACTTGTTTAATGATTTATCATATGAAGCGAATGGTCTAGTCATTAAATCGTCATTTATACCATCCCACCATCCTAAGGATTTGAATTTCAAATGACGATTTTTGTGAGATTTTCCAGTAATTTGAGAGTCTATAGGACGCCAATAAGTTCCGCCAAAACTCCCCATCTGAAATATTTGTCGGGGTGTTAAGTTAGGTTTAAATTGATCGACATATGGGTCGTTTGCTTTGTTTTCAAATGTGATACTGGTCATTGTGTTGATATTATATGAGAAGATAATATTTGATAACTCTCGGCATTTTATATGCGATGACAGTTATCAAATATTAATTAAACTATTATTTTCGGAACACGTCTCGTTCCAGTTTTATGGGTTTTTTTAGCCTTTAACGCGAATCTTAATGCTTTACTAGTAGGTTTGCACCCACTCTTCAACAAGGAATACTCCAACGCCGCCGCTTTTCCTCCGGTTATAGCACTTGCCAATCGTGCTTTCCCCCACGAATGTGCCGTTTGATTTGGTCTGCTACCCGAACTGTAATAGGCTCCTTGTCCTTTTTTCATAATTTTTGTCAAAACATTAACCGAACAACCCGTTTTTCGGGCCAACATCAACGATGGATTAACTTTATCAATGTTGTAGATTTTTTTTGCCTTTTGGATATGATTGGATGGCTTTGATTTGAATGATTTCACCTTTTTCCTAGTATGATAGTTATTATTTTTGTAGTGGGTTCGAGATATATTCAACTGTTTTTTTTGAAGTTTTTTATCCGATAACGATAATGATTTGGGAATGTAACGTTTTGGATATAAGCCCTGTTTCATTTCCATTTCCTTTATACTATATAATATTGATAAAATAATGTTAAACGATGGGAAACATCTCAAACACACTCACATATTTTTTCATGTTCTAATAGCGTACGCCCCGATTGGGCTACCGAACATGATGTACAAAACATGGTCAACAGTAAATCTTCGCATTCTGATCCCGGTATTTTTTTTACCGTTCTAATACCCGTTCGTACTTTGGTCGCCAAGACAAGTATCGCAATATCGCCAATCATAAATACGGTGTAACCTGCCCCGCGGTTATCAGTAAAAAAATCAAAGTAAAAACCTAGAAAATTTAAACAAGTAAATCCTGCTAAACATTTGTACAAGTTTTTACGATTTTTAGTTAATTCTGAATACAGTAACGAAATGTACAAAAAGGGAGTAAAAAAAGAACAAAACATCGAGGGGTATATATTGTTAAAACAACTACAAAGTCCTCCATTCCAGTGTCCCACCTCTTGTACAGTGTATTCGCCTACTTCATCTATAAAATATTGAATATCTTCTTGTTTTGGGTCGGTTTTTATTGCGTGTTCTAATGATTCGTATTCGCTATTAGTAGCCATTATATATACTATTTACATCTATTTAAATTTATTAAATGCCCTCATCTACAATATCCTCCCACGATTCCGGTGCAATCTTAACACCTTCTTCCGAGTTATCTTCCCAAGAATCAGGTGGTCCATCTACCAATTCTTCCCAACCTTCCGCGACCGGAATCACCTCTTGGACAACAGGAATCGGAAGCATGGGAACTTTGGTAATCTGCTGAACATTCTCTGCCACATGAATCTTCGCATTATTTTTATTCTCTTTCTTATTCTTCTGGTTCCAAAGGAAATACTTTTCGTACCAATTCAGAATGAGAGTCACAAAGTATTCCTTATCTTGTTTATGAATATTGTAAGGGATTTTTTTATCGAGTTGGGGACACGAACCAAGATTTACGTCATTGGAACTGTACTGGGGGTTGGTGTAAAACTTCGTAAAGGTCTTGATTTGAGTAGCAAATTTGTTTTGCTCGATGCTCGCAAAGAGATTGGTAAGCTCGGACATAGGTGTTCGCGAATGGATAGATCGCTTAAGATTCCCGAAGACAATGTCCAATGTATCAGGGGTCGCAATCCACTTCACTTCGCCGCGCCCCTTTTTATTGACGAGAACATCGCCTTTGAAAATCTGTTTGTTCATTGCCATCTTGCTTTTGTAAGCATTGATAATCTCAATATTACTCATTTTGATTGGATTGGATTGTTGGAAACTCGTTGTTGCTGATTGGTTTCCTATGCTTATACATATTAGGATAAAAAACATTTCAATTTTTATGAAGATTACGAGACCCTATATTCATGCCTATAATTTTAACACCATCATCATGAATATTTATAATGTTTTTTAATCCTTTTCTTAATTTTGTATCTGCATCCCCCCTGTAAATTATATTGTTATACAGGTAAATATAAATATATCTAGTGCAAGTTGATCATAAAAAATTGATTTTAAATTAAAATTTTTTTATTAACGTTGCAAAGTACTTTTTATTCTTAACATTTTAAAAATAATTATTTCTGTAAAGTTATAAAATAATTATTAGCATAAATATGTATAGTATTCTAAAGAATTATATGTTTGAAGCCACATACTGGGTTATTGCAGTTGTTTACGATAAAACATCTGAGCTAGTTACCATTGTTTCATTTTCGTCAAGAGATAATATACACAAAC